TAATCGCAGTTCCTATGCCCGTGCAACCATAAGTGTTACTCAAAGCAGCAGTGATAGTGTTTGCCTTAAAGGCAGAGTTGTTTGGGGCTGTGACAACTCTAAGAATTTCATTATTGGCAAATTTAGAAAAGCCCGTTGTTGTGTTTCCCGATAAGTATTTAACGAATAGCGTTTTCCAACCCAGACCATATCCATTAGCCTGAGAGCCGTCGTTGACATTAACTACGGTGGCGATAACACCACTAGTGTTGCCCTTAAGTGTTTTGTTTAGAAAGTTTCCGACAGTGATCGTATTGGCGCCATACTTATCCCGAAGCTTTACGGAATCGTACCGTCTATCGATACTCTGCTCACACCCACGAACCGAACTTCCTTCTTTGAATATGTTGCCGCCGAACCGTGAAATCTGATTTTGCAAAATGGACTGAGTCTGAGTAAGTTCTCGCGCCTGAACAGCCGCACCTGGACGAAAAAGGATTCTATGAAAATTCTTTGTTTCATTGTAATCATCATAGTATGGATCTATATTAAGATCCGTTACTATAGGCGCAGTGTTCGATTCATATGCCATATTTCAGGTTCCTTATTAGAATTTTAGTACTGCTCTTACGTTTTCTGTCTGATCTGAAACGCGAGTGATGGGAGCAAGGTGTTGCATATAGATAACATCTCCAGTGAATTCTTTTATTGCAGGACGAGTTGCACTGGATATAATAGCAGTTTTTCCTGAAACTGAGCCAGTTACAGTTTCCCCTACAGAGAAATACCCACCGGTGCCAGACGTAGAAATTCGAATCAACTTAAGAGTTCCAGCCGTTCGCGCGCCATTGGTGTTGGCAAAATACACAAGTTTACCCATAACCTTACTCGTTCCACCAGTCACGCTTTCATCCGCAGTAAAGTCGCCACTGACGGAAGTCACCACCAGACGATGCGTCAGATCTATCACAGAAGAATTCGCATAATTTGAAGTTCCTGATCGAAGTAGAGGATCTTTCAGGATACCGATTGTTCTAAACTCGTTATTTCCTGGAAAAGTGTTTCCTTCGATACCAATAAGCTGAACATTCATGATAATATTTTCGCCGTATAGTTCCGCGACCGGATCCGAGCCGTGCCCACCCGTGCTGCCCGCGCCTGCAGAACCATGACTTCCTGGTGGAGAAATGATCGGTGTCGCACGTGCCCCAGAACCAACATATGAATTGAATGACACGTTTGCAGTAGAATAGTGCAGCCCCTCAGAAATTAATGTAATGCGACTGATTCCAGCTGTCTGATTCATTGGGCGAGAAACATATGCGGTTGCTCTCCTAGAAACAGTTGCTCCGCTATCACCCTTGACAATTATAGTCGGACCAATAACAAACGTCGATCCAGTAGTCGGCACCGGTGAAAATGCGTTATTTACTGTCAGTGTTTTCGTAGAACCAGTATAAGTAAGGATCTTACGGACCTGACCTGCACCAGTACCAGCAGAAATGAAGATAGAAGAATTGGCATATGTACTATCGCCAGAAGAAACCCCCCCCGCGCCACTAATTGTGAAGGATGTTCCGTTAGAAGAAACCGTTGTAAAAGTATTGGTTAAAAGAAAATATCCGCTGCCGCTATTAGCGACAATAATATGATGAATGGCACCATTTGCAGAAGCCTGTTGAATAGTCCACTGAGCGCTGTTATCATTGTTTGTCAGCGTCTTTACTGCGAGATATCCAGTAGTTATAAATTTGGTGTGATCGGCATTTGAAAGAGAATACATATACTTCCAGCGATATCCGTCAGCCGTTGTTATAATAGAGCTAGATGTTCCTGTTGGTTCAACCGTCGAGGTCGCGCCATAATCATTATCGATACACTTGTATACATTCTTAGCTGTGGTGATAACATAAAAAACTGAACTAGCCAAGGTTGTATTTGTGTCTGTATATTGAGTGTATACAGTACCAGTAGTCCAAGTATTTCGTATTGCGGCAAATGTAATATCGCTAGATTTGATTCTTTTCATAGCAATCATGTCGCGATAGTAATCGAACTGTTCGCTTTGAGTTGAACTATTCACATCTGGTGGATAGTTCGCGTTCGCCCAGGCGCTGATCTTGCCAATAAACATGTAATATCTGGAAAAAGGATTTGATGGTGTGTTGGTTGAAACAATCCCACCAGTAGAGTTGCCAACCAGCGGACCCGTGATTGCATTGCTATTTCTAACACGAAGAAATTCTCCTGTAGTAAATCCTGCCGTTGAATTTACATTACTAACAACGATCTTCGTTGAACTGAAAAAGGTGACCTGCGCCGTGGTGTTGGATGAAGCACCGCGAACAAAGGTTGTTCCATTTGCAACATAGAGAGATTTTGTGTTCGCAAACGTGCCAAGGATGAGAGTTTGCCCCTCAGCCGTTCCAGTCAGCGATTTATAGAATCCGTCGGCGCTTATTGCCCGAAATCTTCTGGTGACTGCACTTGTTGGCATATTACAAAATTATCCCAGAGTCAAGAAGCGGTTGCGGTATAAGAGACATTCACGGTATCGCCGCTTGAAACAACCTTATCGCCACCAGTAAACACGCCAGCAGAATAAAGAGTTCCTAATGTGCCGTCCTTTGTTGAAACAGAATTCAAGAATGCGCCCTTTACTGTTCCGGAACCTGTGATACTAAACGCCAAAGCAGATGAAAGTGCCTTGCTGCCGGAAGCAGCCGCGCTCCACGCAGTTGTTGGGCGAGCAGCCTGTGAATATGTTGGAGTGTTGGCAATCCCAGCTTCCAACCATCCACCGTGCGAAGCCATTGTGTCTGCAGCGGCAGTTGCCGAAAATGTTGTCGAGCTGATCAGACCCATAAACCAGGATGTGATCTGAGTAGAAGCGCCAAGATATACGTCAAGAATGCTGTTCTTGCCGACTGTCGTGACGGTGTTTTGGATTGTGTCCGACCACTTTATATTGCCGTCTTTGTCGACGCAGGTGGCAGTATAGAATCCACTCAGAAAAAATTCATCCTGGGAACCGCCGCCGCGAATTACTGTAGCAGCGATGCAATCCCCGATAGTAACATTTTCATTGTGCATTTAACATTTTCCTAAGCTGAGAGTGGTTGTGTTATTGGTATTTATATGCGATTTAGGCTGCGCTGTACTTAAATGTAGCATTCGCCGACTCAGATGGGAATGACGTTCGAATAGTAAATGCTGAGTTGGAAAAGATAGTGTTGACAGAGAATATTGTTGTACCTTCCGTTCCGCCGGGATGCGGCGAAGTGAACAACAGATTCGAGCTTGGGATACTGACAGAGATGGATCCTGTCGTTGCCTTGAGATTTCCGTCTGCGAATGTCGTCGCTCCAACAACAGCCGTCACAAGTCTCGTTGTTCCGTCGAGAGCGCCGATCGGTATTCCAGAGTACGCTGTTATTGTCAGAGAAGCATAAGGCGTGATAGTATCGAATGCAGTCGTAATGCTTACCTGTGTTCTTTGTACGCCGACTTGATATTGTACGAATCTTTCTGCAGAAGGAGTATCTGTGACTGTAATGGTTTCTGTCTTGGCACCTGCATACGATGCGACTGCAGAAGGAGTTTCGGTGAGCGTGATAGTATCCGCGCCAGCGCCTGGATACGATGCAACTGCAGAAGGAGTATCTGTGACTGTAATGGTTTCTGCCATTACCGAGTTATATATGGCATTAATGATTTGTATAAAATCGAGATGCTGACCAAGATCTACTGATGAGTCTATATTGTACGCGCCAAAGAATTTCGTTCCTGCAGGATGCAACAGTTTCTTAAGAATATCACGATACTTGTCAACAGTTTCTGTTATTCTAATTTCATATGAAAATGCCTGATAATAATAGTTATCTTGAAGCCTATTATCCCAACTTAAGAATCCCGTTGTTCCAACATAACGACCACCTATATTGACAACTGCGGTTAGACTACGACCAGTACTTGGCGACCCTACTGGGGAATATGTGCTGTATCTATATACAGCCCTTTCCTGACCCTGAAGATCTGTATACGAATTTGAAGTTTGAAGATAAGAACCCCTAGTCAGATTAATACTAGTGATAGTCTGCCCATCGGTAAAGGATGCACCACCAGTCAGGATTCGAACAGAAATAATTGAACCAGAAACTCTTTCGGCTGTGAATGTGGCATTATTGCCTCTTGCAAGAATTCCTGGACGAGAATATGCAGCTGCAACAGCTGCCTGCGATGCATTTATAGTGGTAGGAAGTGTTGTATAATTTTTACCAGGGCTATCAATTCGAACTGTATCTATCGAACCAGCAGTAACCGTCTGAAACGCCAACGCGCTCTCTAGAGTAGAAGAAACATTAGCCAGAGCTAATTTCGTTGACACGGCACTAGTATTCGACCCACCAGTAACAAATTTGATTCCGTTGTTAAGCTGAACATTCTTCAGAGAATTGATGGTATCCGTAAATGACACATAAAGAATTTCTGTATTACTGATACCAATTACTGTTGCGGAAAGTCCAGTGCCTGTTCCTCCCGTGAATGTAAATATGGTGTTTGCACCAACGGTATATCCATTTCCGCCTCTGGTAATTCTTATGGTGGCGGCACTATTATCAACAACCGAAGTGACAGCTGCGGTTCCCGAATCTGTATCGGAATAAAATGAAATGATATCTCCAACAGAGTGACCAGCACCTCCATCTGTATATCTGATATCGGTGAGAGATCCTGATGCAGTATAAATGGTTGCTGTGTTTCCATCTGTGTCTCGTACAACTTCGCCGTCTGTGAATGTTCCTAAAACGCCTTCTAGCGTAATTTCCCAAACAGAAACGCCGTTGAGGGTTTTCTGAAGAACATTTTGTACTCTGCCAGTAGCACCGGATGTAATGCCCTCGAGGGTCTTGCTGTCGAACTCGAAAGGAACTACGGTGTATGGTGCGGCGACGCGGATGATTTGTTCCTGTACCCACACACCATCAGATGCGCGAAGAATTTGTTCGCCAGGATAAATTATATCAATTTCTTTACCAAACAATATGCGAAATAGGAATCTGTAAGAGAATTCTGAACCACGAGAACGATAGATTTCGCGAATATACTTTATCAAAAGTCTTTTATCTGCCAATATATTCTTCGGAATAATTGACATAAACTCTTTGTGAAAGTATTTAACCAGAGAATCTAGGGTTCTATCGATGTCATGATAGTCTGGCAACCCGCGAATAACATCGACGGGTTTACCAGTTTGTTCAGCCCACTCATAATATGCTAACAGAAAGGAAACGAAATCCTGCCCACTCTCGCGCAAAAACCCAGGAAACTGAGCCTCAATAAGAGGAGATATCTTACGATACACCTCATCTGAAAATGCAATTGCCATTTAGTACGACGCAGACGAGCTGGATGATGTCTGCAGCAAGGTAGTCGACTCTCCCACAGTTGCAACCGACGATTGAAGATTTTCTCGCTGACCTGTGTTGTCATTGAACACAGAGATAGTCGCACCAGAAAGCAATATGATTTGATTTCGAATGCCTGATACGTTTGGATCGTCGAGAGAAACTGTTATATTTATTTCTGAGTTGGCATTCTCTGTTGCTGTTGGTAGGAATGAATCGATTGTAATTGTTCCCAAAGAATAGTCCACAGTTCCTATAGAGGAATTAATATAGGATCTTTCGTTACCAATTAAACTGTACACTCTAAGATTACCATAACCGTCGTCGTCGAAATATGCTGTCAATTCATTATATGTGAACGAAGAAGAAGAAACCGCATAAACATGACCATCATGTGGATGGTGGATACTTGTATAGAAGTTGATTACATATCTATTCGCGCTGACCGTCGATGCTACAAACCGTTTCTGACCTCGAATGACTGCACTGCTTGTCGTGATTGATGTATCCGAAAGGTCAACGCTGCGTAGGAATTGCGAGAAACGGAATTTATCTCCAAATCTGTTCAGATTTGTTTGCTCGTAGGCAACAATAGATGTTGCGACTGCACTTGCAATGTCTTGTGCGTTTAGTGTTGTCGCGAGTGGATCATATCTTACAGAAACATCAGGAACGATATAAAGGTATGTTGGATCAATAATCACTACGCCTATCGACTGAACATTGTATTTCCGAATATTTTCCTTGATTCGATTTTTTCTGTCTGTTGAAATAAGAGTTCCTTCTGAAGGAATAACAGAAACATATATCTTACCATAGATTGGAGGATCGTTATCCTCACCACCCCACGTACTTACCGCTTTCAGGTCCGTGTTGTTCTTTAGAATAATGCTCGAATAATCGTTGATCGTTACTGCGCGATTTTGTGCCTCATAAGCGCGAGGAGCGTTTGATCGAATAGATTCAATGCTTTCACGACTAGCTCCACCGGTCGCGGCATCTATTGTAGATAGAGTAAATGTTGAATAACCCCCAACCGAGCCAATTGCCGTGAAGGTTCTTGCGCCATTTGAACGACTGCCGTTCGAAACCCTATATGTTAAAGAAACCGTGCTGTTGTATGCGGGCTGTTTTCCAACATAACCATCACCGAATGAAATCTTATACTTTCCGCCGCGATCAGGCTCGATAAAATATATCTTAGAGCTGCTGTTCGATGTTAATAGATCTGATGCCTGCAGGTATGTTTGGGTGTTTCCTGAAGTTGTAACAGTAACGTCGAAGCTTCGGGTATCCGCGCTGATATTTGGAACAACAAATGAGGTGTTTGCTGTCGTGTATAGGTATCTATGAACAAGAAGGGTTCCTTCAACAAGATCAAGATATGATGTGAATCCGTTGGTAGAATTCGCACTAACAGTATATGCTTTTGGTGTTACGAAAGAATATACAACTCCATTTACGGTCGACTTAAACTTAGTGTTCTTGCTTATAGTGATGGCTCTAAGTGTGGAATTGGCAACCGGCAAAGTATAACTGATTTTAACATTAGCAGTCGGACCCTGATTAGAATACGGTAGATATCCTAGTACCTTTGCGTGCGAGGCTACGGACTCATACAACTGCGCGGTATCGAGGAATCCTTCATTCGCCGCCATGTTGGCATAATATCCCATGTAATAGGTATTATATGCAAGTAAATCCAACAAAGTACCAAGAGCTGAATCTTCGAAGTCATAGTCTGCAAACTCTGGTCTCGCCGCCATATAATTTCGAAGATTAGCGCGAATGGTTTCGAAGTCCAGACCAGTCACACTAAGGGAAGTATCTACAGTCATTATCGCAATGCCTCTAATGTGAATGATGCCGTACTGACAGCTGTCGTGTTAAGTGGTCTGAACATAATCGTCACAAAGAGTTCACCCCCATCCGGATTCGCGGAAACTCCAACATTTAGAAGCTCAGCACGAGAACTGTAGTTTCTAAACGCCAACTCTATATCATGTTTCACGCCCGCAATAGTCACCTGATCGAAGTTGTCGAACAGTCTTTTTCGTACATCAGAACCAAACTGAGGTCTAAATGGGCGCTCTAGCTTATCCGTAAGAATCAGGTTCCTAATACCCTGAATAACAGCTTTATCGTTCTTGCGAATAACCAATCCTTTTGTGACCGGATGAGCCTTAAACGAGAGATCAAAGTCCCGATAAAGCGTTTGTTTTGTGGGAACTGGCATGCACTTCTTCTCCAGGCTTTCGTCTATTTATTAGTGCATTCCACTAAAATAGTGCTTGACATTATTATAGAATGTAGTATAATAGAGCTTGTCGCTCGTCAGAA